TCAGGACTGAGCATATTTGAGTGCCCTGAAGACATCGGTAAGTTGTGACGGCTGACAGCACATCCGTACTCCACCGGGAAGGAAGAGCGTGACTGGCTCATTCGTGACGGGCTGTGGTACATCAGCATGCAGTGGTGGCGCAATATGAACGGGAAGAACGGTCGGTTCATTTGCCCGGCGTTCAGCTTTTGCGACATCCTGCGGCCATTCGCGAAGTGATGTGAAGGGAATATCGTTGAGTTCACAGTATTGCTGACGTGTAAGACCACTGGCGCGCCAGGCAGCAACGTGCTGCCTTTTCTGTTCAATGGTCCATCGGGGTTTTGACATCGATTATCTCCGGTAAGTTGGTGAATGGATGTCGGTAATACTAACTGACCGAAGATCCCTATGAAGATGACTTCCCCGTAACGACACTCAAAATTTCGGCAAATTCACAGTCATTCCAGTCGGAGATCCAGCGGGCGTCCCGTATGGGCAGTGAATATTACCGGACCCTACAGAATGGCGGACGTCATGCCGCTGCTGCCGCACGGGAACAGCGCCGCGCCCTTGCAGAACTGAACAGTCAGTTGACGGAAATTCGCGGTTCTGCTGTCGGAATGGCTGGCGCATTTGCCGGTGCCTTTGCCACCGGACACCTGATTTCGCTGGCCGATGAGTGGGGTTCCGTGAATGCCCGTCTGAAACAGGCATCTCAGTCATCGGATGAATTCTCGTCATCACAGAAAGTGCTGATGGATATCAGTCAGCGAACAGGTACCGCGTTTTCGGATAATGCGGCCCTGTTTGCCCGTTCGGCTGCCTCGATGCGTGAATATGGTTACAGTGCTGATGATGTGCTGAAGGTGACGGAGGCCATTTCGACAGGACTGAAACTGTCAGGGGCTGGAGTTGCGGAATCCGGTTCGGTGATCACCCAGTTCAGCCAGGCACTGGCACAGGGTGTACTGCGTGGCGAAGAATTTAATGCTGTTAACGAAAATGGCGACCGGGTGATCCGCGCGCTTGCTGCGGGGATGGGTGTGGCCCGTAAAGATCTGAAGGCAATGGCGGATGACGGAAAACTGACAGCGGATAAAGTGGTCCCTGCGTTAATCAGCCAGCTGGGGATATTACGTGATGAATATGCGGCCATGCCGGAAACGGTTTCCGGTAGTATCACGAAGGTGGAAAACGCCTTTATGGCCTGGGTGGGCGAAGTGAATGAGGCCTGCGGGGTGACAAAAACGCTCTCCGGCGTGCTGAACGGTGTTGCCGGACAGATTGATAATGTGGCAACAGCTGTGGGGGCGCTGGTTGCCGTCGGGGTTGCCCGGTACTTTGGCAATATGGCCTCCGGAGCGATGTCTGCCACGGCAGGACTTGTGACGGCTGCACGTAATGAAGTTGCACTGGCGGAAGCACAGTTCAGGGGAACGCAGATTGCCACGGCGCGGGCAAGGGCAGCCGTGTACCGTGCTCAGCAGGCCGTGGCGGCAGCCCGCGGGACGGAGATGCAGATTGCTGCAGAGGCCCGTCTGGCGGCCACACAGGAACGCCTGAACAGAAATATTGCTGCCAGAAGCGCCGCCCAGAATGCGCTGAACAGTACAACGGCGGTGGGCTCACGTCTGATGAGCGGTGCGCTGGGGCTGGTTGGTGGCGTACCCGGACTGGTGATGCTGGGGGCTGCAGCATGGTACACGCTGTACCAGAATCAGGAGCAGGCCTGGGAGTCTGCGCGCCAGTATGCACTGACGATAGATGAAATCGCGCATAAAACGCCGTCAATGTCTTTGCCTGAAGCCTCAGATAATGAAGGACGAACACGGGCGGCGCTGACAGAGCAGAACCGGCTGATTGATGAACAGGCTAGTCGGGTGAAATCCCTGCAGGAAAAAATCGCAGAATATCAGTATGTTCTGGCGAACCCGGGCTGGACGACCGTCGTGTGGCGTTAATTCGTCAGCAGGCGGCAGAGCAGAATAAGGTGTACCAGTCCATGCTGGTTATGAACGGTCAGCATACGGAATTCAACCGTCTGCTGGGGCTGGGTAATGAACTGCTTCAGCAGCGGCAGGGACTGGTGAATGTGCCGTTACGGCTGCCACAGGCCACTCTGGATGATAAACAGCAGAGTGCCCTGACAAAAACAGAGCGTGTCCGACTGGGGTATGCGGCGGATGACCTCGGTTTTGTGGGTGATCCGTATCAGGAGGCGAGACAACGTTATATCAGTAATGCCCTGGAAGCCTGGCGCAATAACGAGGCGAATAAACCCAAATCCCGGGGTGGAAAATCAGAGACGGAAAAAGCGGAAGACAGTTTTTCCCGGCTGCTGAAGCAGCAGAAAGAGCAACTGGCACTGGCGGGGCAGAATACAGAGCTGGCGAAGCTGAAATACCAGACTGCGCAGGGCGAACTGAAAACCCTGACGGAGATGCAGAAGCAGGAACTGCTGCGCAATGCGGCCCTGATTGACCAGCAAAAAATCCGGGAGCAGTTGCGGTCCCGGGAAGAGACCCTGAAGAATGATAATGTGGCTGCGCGTGCATCAAATGAAGCGGAACTGCTGGGGTACGGGCAGGGAGAGCGGCTCCGTGAACGCATGCGGGAGTTGCAGCAGATCCGCGACAGTTTCCGCCAGAAGGATGCGGACCTTCAGTCTCAGTATCAGACCGGGGATATCAGTGAGGATTTTTACAGACAGGCTCTGGCACAGAACGCGCAGTATCTGAGTGAACGTCTGAAAGAGCAGGAAGCCTTTTATGCCGAATCGGATGTGCAGCGTGCGGACTGGCAGAAAGGGCTGCAGGAGGGATTCAGTAACTGGGTGGATAATGCGTCCGATTACGCCTCACAGGCAGTACAGCTTGCGACGGAGGGTATCTCAGGGATGGTGAATAACATCACGGAGATGCTGAACGGAAATAAAGTGGAATGGCGCAGCTGGGCCTCATCAGTGCTGCAGGAAATATCAAAAGTTCTTATGAATGCCGCGATTGTCAACGGGATCAAGACGGCGGCAAACAGTATGTCCGGAGCGGGAGGATTTATCGGCAGTATTGGTAGCTGGCTGGGCGGTGCGGTGGCCAATGCAAAAGGCGGTGTGTATACCTCGGCAAACCTGAGTGCGTACAGCAACAGTATTGTGGATACGCCCACGTACTTTGCCTTTGCAAAAGGGGCGGGACTGATGGGGGAGGCCGGTCCTGAAGCCATTATGCCCCTGACCCGGGCGGCGGATGGCTCGCTGGGTGTGCGAGCGGTGGGCAGTATGAACGGCAGTGCAGGTCTGGTGTATTCCCCGGTCTACCATATCGCCATTCAGAATGACGGGACTAATGGCCAGATAGGGCCGGAAGCTGCGGGCAGCCTTGTGCAACTGATTGACCAGCGGGTGCAGGCGGTGATGCTGTCCATGCGACGTGACGGAGGAATGCTGAGTGGCTGAGATAAAAACGCTGCATCTGGTCCCGCGTGAAGGGATGCAGGTGAGTGAGAAACCGTCGGTGGCGAGGGTACGGTTTGGTGACGGTTATGAACAGCGCCGCCCGACGGGACTTAATGCCCGACTGAAGACGTTTCAGGCGGTGTTCCGGGTGACGGATGAGGCGACCCGGCGATGGCTGGAAGAGTTTTTATCGTGGCATGGTGGTTACCGTGCCTTTTTGTGGCGACCGCCGAAACATAACCGGACGGTGAGGGTGGTATGCCGGGAGTGGAGCGTCACAGATAACGCCAGGTACAGTGATTTCAGTTGTACGATTGAGCAGGTGGTGAACTGATGCAGGATATTCACGAAGAAAGTCTGAGCTAGTCGGTTAAATCAGAGCAGTCACCGCGGGTGGTACTCTGGGAAATTGACCTGACGGTGCAGGGTGGTGAGCGGTATTTTTTCTGTAATGAGCTGAATGAAAAAGGGGAGCCGGTCACCTGGCAGGGGCGTAAGTATGAGGCATACCCGATTGACGGCAGCGGCTTTGAGATGAACGGCCGGGGCAGCAGTGCCAGACCGTCGCTGACGGTGTCCAATCTGTTCGGTCTGGTCACCGGGATGGCGGAAGACCTGCAGAGTCTGGTGGGGGCCACGGTGGTCCGCCGCCGGGTGTATGCCCGTTTTCTGGATGCGGTGAATTTCGTTGCGGGCAATCCGGAGGCGGACCCGGAGCAGGAGCTGAGTGACCGCTGGGTGGTGGAGCAGATGTCGCAGCTGACAGCCATGACGGCCTCGTTTGTGCTGGCTACACCGACCGAGACGGACGGGGCGCTGTTTCCCGGTCGTATCATGCTGGCGAACACCTGTATGTGGACCTACCGCTCTGATGAGTGTGGTTACACGGGCGGGGCTGTGGCGGATGAGTTCGATAAACCCACCACGGATATCCGTAAGGACAGATGCAGCAAGTGCATGCGCGGGTGTGAACTGCGCAGGAATGTCGGCAATTTTGGCGGTTTCCTTTCCATTAATAAACTTTCGCAGTAAATCCCGGTTTATGACACAGACTGAATCAGCGATTCTGGCGCATGCCCGGCGGTGTGCGCCTGCGGAGTCGTGCGGCTTCGTGATAAGCACGCCGGAGGGGGAGCGGTATATCCCTTGTGTGAATATTTCTGCAGAGCCGGAGGCGTATTTTCGTATCGCACCGGAAGACTGGCTGCGGGCAGAGATGCAGGGGGAGATTGTGGCACTGGTCCACAGTCATCCCGGTGAGCTGCCCTGGCTGAGCGAGGCTGACCGGCGGCTGCAGATAAAAAGCGCACTGCCCTGGTGGCTGGTCTGCCGGGGGGAAATTCATAAATTCCGCTGTGTGCCACATCTGACAGGACGGCGCTTTGAGCACGGGGTGACGGACTGTTACACGCTGTTCCGGGATGCATACCATCTGGCGGGAATTGATATGCCGGATTTTCATCGCGAGGATGACTGGTGGCGCAACGGCCAGAACCTGTACCTGGACAATATGGCGGTCACCGGCTTTTACCGGGTGCCCCTGTCCTCTGCACAGCCGGGCGATATTCTGCTGTGCTGCTTTGGTGCTTCGGTACCGAACCATGCCACCATTTACTGCGGCAACGGTGAGCTGCTTCACCATCTGCCTGAACAACTGAGTAAACGGGAGAGGTATTCCGAAAAATGGCAACGACGAACGCATTCTGTCTGGCGTCACCGCCACTGGCACGCATCTGCCTTCACGGGGATTTACAACGATTTGGCCGCCGCCTCAGCCTATATGTGAACACGGCAGCGGAAGCCATTCGCGCCCTGTCGATGCAGATGCCGGGCTTTCGCCGTCAGATGAACGAAGGCTGGTACCAGATACGTATTGCCGGTGATGACACGGCACCGGAGGCGGTGTATGCCCGTCTTCACGAACAGCTGGGTGAGGGAACGGTCATCCACATTGTGCCGCGACTGGCCGGGGCCGGAAAGGGTGGACTGCAGATTGTGTTGGGGGCGGCAGCCATCGTGGGCTCTTTCTTCACTGCCGGGGCATCAATGGCGTTATGGGGTTCAGCCCTGGCAGCCGGTGGTTTTTCTGCCACCACGATGCTGTTTTCACTTGGAGCCAGCATGATTCTGGGCGGTGTGGCCCAGATGCTGGCCCCGAAGGCAAAAACACCGGATTACCGCGCAACGGATAACGGCAGACAGAACACGTACTTTTCCTCGCTGGATAACATGATTGCCCAGGGGAACCCGATGCCGGTGCCTTACGGGGAAATGCTGGTTGGCTCCCGCCGTATATCCCAGGACATCAGCACCCGTGATGAAGGCGGGGGCGGAAAGGTCGTGGTTATCGGGCGACAGGGATAAAACATAAAAAAATCCCGCAGTGATCGCGGAGCTGCGGGGACAGACAAATGAAGATCAATGTGAAGGAGTTGTTTTTGTTACTCGGGCAAAAAAACACTAACGCAGCGAAATTATAAGCGCCACAGTCAGTGTGTGAAAATGTGAAGATATTCAGAAATTTTATTCCGTCATGACGCAGGCACCCGGTGAGGTGCCTGTTGTTTTTGTGAGTGAACAATTATCACGGTAAGAGGTGATGTAATGGGCAAAGGTGGCGGCAGGGCGCACACACCGCGTGAGGCGAAAGACAATCTCAAATCCACGCAGATGATGAGCGTGATTGATGCGATTGGTGAGGGACCGATAGAAGGCCCGGTGAAAGGCCTGCAGAGTATTCTGGTGAACAAAACCCCGCTGACGGACACGGACGGTAATCCCGTGATACACGGTGTGACCGCGGTCTGGCGTGCCGGGGAGCAGGAGCAGACACCACCGGAAGGCTTTGAGTCCTCCGGCTCTGAAACTGTACTGGGTGTCGAAGTGACCAGGGCAAAACCGGTAACACGCACCATTACGTCAGCGAACATTGACCGCCTGCGGGTGACCTTCGGGGTGCAGTCACTGGTGGAGACCACGTCAAAGGGTGACCGTAATCCGTCCTCTGTCCGTCTGCTGATTCAGTTACAGCGTAACGGTAACTGGGTGACAGAAAAGGATGTCACCATTAACGGCAAGACCACCTCACAGTTCCTTGCGTCGGTGATTCTGGATAATCTGCCTCCCCGCCCCTTTAACATCCGGATGGTCAGGGAGACGGCGGACAGCACCACGGACCAGCTGCAGAACAGAACGCTGTGGTCGTCATACACCGAAATCATCGATGTGAAACAGTGCTACCCGAACACGGCCATTGTGGGAATGCAGGTGGATGCGGAGCAGTTTGGTGGTCAGCAGATGACGGTGAACTACCATATCCGCGGTCGCATCATCCAGGTGCCGTCAAACTATGACCCGGAAAAACGCACGTACAGTGGTATCTGGGACGGCAGTCTGAAACCGGCATACAGCAACAACCCGGCCTGGTGCCTGTGGGACATGCTGACTCACCCGCGCTACGGCATGGGAAAACGTCTGGGGGCGGCGGATGTGGACAAGTGGGCGCTGTATGCCATCGGGCAGTACTGCGACCAGACGGTCCCGGATGGTTTCGGGGGACCGAGCCGCGGATGACCTTTAATGCGTACCTGGCACAACAGCGTAAGGCGTGGGACGTTCTCAGTGATTTCTGCTCTGCGATGCGCTGTATGCCGGTATGGAACGGTCAGACGCTGACGTTCGTTCAGGACCGCCCGTCGGATGTGGTGTGGCCGTACACCAACAGCGATGTGGTGGTGGATGATAACGGCGTGGGATTCCGCTACAGCTTCAGTGCCCTGAAGGACCGGCACACGGCGGTGGAGGTGAATTACACCGACCCGCAGAACGGCTGGCAGACCTCCACGGAACTGGTGGAAGACCCGGAAGCCATACTGCGCTACGGGCGCAATCTGCTGAAGATGGACGCGTTCGGCTGTACCAGCCGCGGTCAGGCCCACCGTGCCGGACTGTGGGTGATAAAGACCGAACTGCTGGAAACGCAGACGGTGGACTTCACGCTCGGGTCTCAGGGGCTGCGGCACACACCCGGTGACATTATTGAAATCTGTGATAATGACTATGCCGGGACCCTGACCGGCGGACGTGTCCTGTCCATTGATGCTGCCACCCGCACCCTGACGCTGGACCGTGAGGTTACCCTGCCGGAGACAGGTACATCGGCGGTGAACCTGATTAACGGCAGCGGTAAGCCGGTGAGTGTGGACATCACCGCACACCCCGCGCCGGACCGGATACAGGTCAGTACCCTGCCTGATGGTGTGGAGACATACGGGGTGTGGGGACTCTCCCTGCCGTCACTGCGCCGTCGCCTGTTCCGCTGTGTCTCAGTCCGGGAAAACACGGACGGCACCTTTGCCATCACGGCGGTGCAGCACGTACCGGAAAAAGAAGCCATCGTGGATAACGGTGCCCGCTTTGAGCCGCAGTCAGGCTCCCTGAACAGCGTCATCCCACCGGCAGTGCAGCACCTGACGGTGGAGGTGAGCGCAGCTGACGGCCAGTATCTGGCACAGGCGAAATGGGACACGCCGCGGGTGGTGAAGGGGGTGCGCTTCAGTCTGCGACTGACCAGCGGAAGCGGAGAAGACAGCCGTCTGGTGACCACCGCTATCACTGCGGATACAGAGCATCGTTTCAGTGGTCTGCCGCTCGGGGAATACACCCTGACAGTCAGGGCAATTAACAGTTATGGCCAGCAGGGCGAACCGGCCACCACCACCTTCCGGATTAACGCGCCAGCAAAACCCGCCACCATTGAACTGACGCCGGGGTATTTTCAGATAACAGCGGTACCGCGTCTTGCGGTGTATGACCCGACGGTACAGTTTGAGCTCTGGTTTTCGGAGGCAAAAATCGCAGACACATCTCAGGTGGAAACCTCTGCCCGTTATCTGGGGACCGGCAGTCAGTGGAGTGTATCCGGCCCGCACATTAAGCCCGGGAAGGATTTCTGGTTTTACGTGCGCAGCGTCAACCTGGTGGGGAAATCTGCTTTTGTGGAGGCCAGTGGACGGGCCAGCAATGATGCAGAAGGGTATCTGGGGCTGTTTCGGGAAAAAATAGGAAAACTGCATCTGGCTCAGGGGCTGTGGGAGCTGATAGACAACAGCCAGCTTGCGGATGAGATGGCGGAGATGAAGACCACCATCACCGAAACCCGCAATGAAATCACACAGACGGTCAGTAAAACGCTGGAGGAGCAGAGCGCCACCATACAGCAGATACAGCGCGTGCAGAAGGACACAAATGATGACCTTGCTGCACTTTACATGCTGAAGGTACAGAAAACAAAAAATGGCATACCCTATGTTGCCGGTATTGGAGCGGGGATTGAGGATACTGATGGCCAGCCCCTGAGCAACATACTGCTGCTGGCTGACCGTATTGCGATGATTAACCCGGAGGACGGCAACACCACGCCGTTATTTGTGGCGCAGGGGAATCAGTTGTTCATGAACGATGTGTTCCTGAAGCGGCTGTTTGCGGTGAGTATCACCTCGTCCGGCAATCCCCCGACGTTTTCCCTGACGCCGGAGGGCAGGCTGACCGCAAGAAATGCTGATATCAGCGGTAACGTGAATGCGAACTCCGGGACGCTCAACAACGTCACGATTAACGAGAACTGCCGGGTTCTGGGAAAACTGTCCGCGAACCAGATTGAAGGCGATCTCGTTAAAACAGTGGGTAAGGCTTTTCCGCGGGACTCCCGGGCACCGGAGCGGTGGCCATCAGGGACCGTTACCGTCAGGATTTATGACGATCAGCCTTTTGACCGGCAAATTGTTATTCCGGCGGTGGCATTCAGCGGCGCTAAGCATGAGAGAGAGCATACTGATATTTACTCCTCATGCCGTCTGATAGTGCGGAAAAACGGTGCTGAAATTTATAACCGTACCGCGCTGGATAATACGCTGATTTACAGTGGCGTTATTGATATGCCTGCCGGTCACGGTCACATGACGCTGGAGTTTTCGGTATCAGCATGGCTGGTGAATAACTGGTATCCCACAGCAAGTATCAGCGATTTGCTGGTTGTGGTGATGAAGAAAGCCACCGCAGGCATCAGTATCAGCTGAATTTTATAACCCATATACGGGCGCCAGAAATGGCGCCTTTTTTATTGCAGAAAAGCGAGAGGTAATTATGCGTAAAGTTTGTGCAGCCATTTTGTCCGCAGCCATCTGTCTGTCCGTATCCGGTGCGCCTGCATGGGCGTCTGAACATCAGTCCACACTGAGCGCGGGGTATCTTCATGCCCGTACGAACGCTCCCGGCAGCGATAATCTGAACGGGATTAACGTGAAATACCGTTATGAGTTTACGGACGCGCTGGGGCTGATTACGTCCTTCAGTTATGCCAATGCTGAAGATGAGAAAAAAACGCACTACAGCGATACCCGCTGGCATGAAGATTCCGTTCGTAACCGCTGGTTCAGCGTAATGGCGGGGCCGTGAATGAATGGTTCAGCGCGTATGCGATGGCGGGTGTGGCTTACAGCCGTGTGTCGACTTTCTCCGGGGATTATCTCCGCGTAACTGACAACAAGGGGAAAACGCACGACGTGCTGACCGGAAGTGATGACGGTCGCCACAGCAACACGTCTCTGGCGTGGGGGCTGGCGTGCAGTTTAACCCGACCGAATCCGTGGCCATTGATATTGCTTATGAAGGTTCCGGTAGTGGCGACTGGCGCACTGACGGTTTCATCGTGGGTGTCGGCTATAAATTCTGATTAGCCAGGTAACACAGTGTCATGACAGCCCGCCGGTTCAGGCGGGCTTTTTTGTGGGGTGAATATGACAGTAAAGATTTCTGGTGTACTGAAAGACGGCACAGGAAAACCGGTACAGAACTGCACAATCCAGCTGAAAGCAAAACGTAACAGTACCACGGTGGTGGTGAACACGCTGGCCTCAGAAAATCCGGATGAAGCCGGGCGTTACAGTATGGACGTTGAGTATGGTCAGTACAGCGTTATTCTGTTGGTGGAGGGATTCCCGCCGTCACATGCCGGGACTATCACCGTGTATGAAGATTCTCAACCCGGTACGCTGAATGATTTTCTCGGTGCCATGACGGAGGATGATGCCCGTCCGGAGGCACTGCGTCGCTTTGAACTGATGGTGGAAGAGGTGGTGCGTAACGCAGAGGAGGCGAAGAAGAATGCCGGAGAGGCGGAGACGTCAGCGAGGAATGCCGGCATATCAGCCAGTCAGGCAGAAGAGAGCGCTGCAAATGCTGACACTTCAGCAGGGGATGCATCGGAGTCAGCCCGGCAGGCGGCAGAAAGTGCAGCCTCAGCAAAGCAGTCAGAGGAGGCGTCCTCGTCCTCGGCCTCTGCGGCCGCTCAAAAAGCCAGTGAGTCATTACAAAGTGCAACAGATGCTGAGTTGTCAAAAAAGACGGCAGAAAGTGCAGCCGGTAATGCAGTCAGGGATGCAACGACCGCAACAGAAAAAGCCCGGGAGTCAACAGAAAGCGCACAGTCAGCGGAACAAAGCAGGATAGCGGCGGAAGAGGCCGTAAACCGAATCCCCACCGTGGTGGGACCTCCCGGGCCAAAGGGGGAACCGGGGCCCGCGGGTCCTCAGGGGCCGAAGGGAGACACAGGAGCCCCCGGGCAAGGAACAGAACTGCTTACTACTGCCAATACATGGACTCAGGCACAAACTTTTAATGGTGGTATTAATGGCAATTTGACGGTGACCGGAAACGGCTCATTTAACGATATTCAGATCCGTTCGGATAAACGCAACAAGCGAAATCTGGTAAAACTGGATAATGCGTTAGATCGTCTGGAGGCACTTACTGGTTATCTTTACGAGATACAGTACTCTGCCGACGGTTGGCAAACGTCGGTTGGTTTAATTGCTCAGGATGCACAAAAAGCATTGCCTGAACTGGTAACTGAAGACGCAGACGTTATATCTGGTGAAAAACGTCTGCGTCTTAACTACAACGGCATAATTGCATTGTTAGTCGAGGGCTTGAAAACACTTCGTCATGAGATTAAAGAACTCCGGGAGAAGTAAACGACAGCTGTTGTAGTTTCTGGTTTCTACTGAATTTAAATTGTGGGGTGACACTCACCCCACGCATTCAGAAGGGGGAGATGAGATGGGGGTAACATCGGGATGGGTAGGCTCTTCGGCTAAGAGCGAAACAGGTGAGCAGTGGATGGGAGCCGCCGGAACCAAACTGGGACTGAGTAAACCTTTTATGATGAGCCAAATGGTTGGGCGAACTATGGGCTGTAAAATTGCAACTGAGTACTATAAATGGAAATCCTCTGACAAGGTTGATAACTGGGGCGCAGTTGGCGCTGACTGGCCTTTAGAAGAAAAAAGTAAAGGTACAATTACAAACGCCGCAAGCTGCGGATCAGGGAGGCTGGTAGGGGCTGTCGTTACACTTTCTCACTTTTTGACGAACTCTACACCGACAGCTGCTGTTTATTTAGCCGGTGGTAAAGCAGGTAATATCACCGTAAACGTAGGTGGTGCTACACAAACCATGATTTATCAGGGCGTTGTTAGTGGGTTCCAGTATTACTGGTCAGGTTCTGTTAGTTCCGCTTTCGTGGAGGCAATGAAAAAGACGGGAGTACCCCAGGATCTAAAAATTAGTTAAATGGTAAATAAATAATTTTAAAAACTTCACGTTCTACATACCGGAGACGCCGGATATATAGGATATTGTTTTAAGTTGCCAGAGAAATTTTTCCGGACGGATGCTGATAATAATGATGTGCCAATGACGGCAGCATCATGGATGGCACTGAGTGAAGCGACAGAGCAGGCGATGTTTGCGAAGGGAGTGGAGATTAATACACGGCAGTTGCAGATGAAAGCCGAGGTTGAGGCGCTGACAGACCTGAAGGCGATCCGCAGTTATGTTGTCGGATGGCCTGCTGGCTGAATAAAAAAACGGGACCACGACCAGTCCCGGAACCATGAGTTTTAGGGTATTAGTTTGTTATCATAGTTAGCGTGCTAAGTATGCCATGTCAGGTTGATTAGTGAAGTGATGTTGTTCGCATTTTTGCACGGCGGAGAATATTCAGATTTTTGGAAATCCATATTTTTCCCGTGCGCGATTACATGCTTCATTTACGATGCTATTTTCGCCGGACATTGCGAATTCCCTGCATGTGGACGGTTTTTGTAAACAGAGCAATATGCGTTTTCTCCGGGGGGCCGGCAAGAGCGCCACATCGGGGATTTTTCTGATTGGTGCCGCGCATACAGCGATGAAAAGGAGATATTTGCTCAGTGAGACTGACCGAAACCTTTCCGCCAGCATCGTCAGCTTCTGCCCAGTAAAAAGAGACGCGGAAAATGCACAACAGGCACCACACGTCATGCATGGATTCAGATTGCTCATAATTCACCAGTACAGCTATAAATCGTAAAGAGAACAGCGGTACATCGTATGTAAGAACGTACCGCGGCTGGCTGGTGAACTTCCGATAGTGCGAGTATTGAATGATTTCCAGCCGTTACAGATTTTACGTGCTAATTAGTGAACAAACCACTCGTCAGCAGACTCCCAGGTATCTTTCAGAGTTTCCTGAACAAAAGTTTTAGCTGAATCTTTATCGGCGGTGCGCGTAACAGAAAGGCCATCGTTGCTGGTAGCTTTTACGATCACCTCTACATCGTCATAACGTTTACTGATGCGTCGGGTTAATTCTTCCTTTAACGCATCCACAGCACCGGTTGGCATTTTAGTCATTTTTTCTTTGGCTATGCAGATTTCAATACGCATAAAAGTCCCTCTACACTGTGTTTGTATACAGTATCATTTTTAACTGTATGGATAAACAGTATCAAGGGTGAAGGAAAGTGATTTTTTGGGGCATGCATGGGGCAAAAATATTTGTTGTGGGGCATTTTGGGGCATGATTGGGACACTTTGTTACATATGAACTTTGCCGATTTTTATATGACATGGAAATACAACGCTTTGATTCTTCTAAATAAAAAACATGCTCTTGGGCGTTCTTTAGTGATTTTTAAAAATTCCGTATCACGCAGTTAAAGTGGCGGGCATACTCTTCAAGGCTGGTGATCCCCAACCGGGTAATGACTCCAACTTATTGATAGTGTTTTATGTTCAGATAATGCCCGATGACTTTGTCATGCAGCTCCACCGATTTTGAGAACGACAGCGACTTCCGTCCCAGCCGTGCCAGGTGCTGCCTCAGATTCAGGTTATGCCGCTCAATTCGCTGCGTATATCGCTTGCTGATTACGTGCAGCTTTCCCTTCAGGCGGGATTCATACAGTGGCCAGCCATCCGTCATCCATATCACCACGTCAAAGGGTGACAGCAAGCTCATAAGACGCCCCAGCGTCGCCATAGTGCGTTCACCGAATACGTGCGCAACAACCGTCTTCCGGAGCCTGTCATACGCGTAAAACAGCCAGCGCTGGCGCGATTTAGCCCCGACGTATCCCCACTGTTCGTCCATTTCCGCGCAGACGATGACGTCACTGCCCGGCTGTATGCGCGAGGTTACCGACTGCGGCCTGAGTTTTTTAAGTGACGTAAAATCGTGTTGAGGCTAACGCCCATAATGCGTGCAGTTGCCCGGCATCCAACGCCATTCATGGCCATATCAATAATTTTCTGGTGCGTACCGGGTTGAGAAGCGGTGTAAGTGAACTGCAGTTGCCATGTTTTACGGCAGTGAGAGCAGAGATAGCGCTGATGTCCGGCAGTGCTTTTGCCGTTACGCACCACCCCGTCAGTAGCTGAACAGGAGGGACAGCTGATAGAAACAGAAGCCACTGGAGCACCTCAAAAACACCATCATACACTAAATCAGTAAGTTGGCAGCATCACCCAATTATGCGACGAGTGTAAATATCCATTGGGATTGTACTGCAAATGCGTCAGTTTCTGTTTATACCTCGCCAACATATTCAGCGAGTAAGCCTTCCAGCGTTACCTATGGTGTTGTTTATACGATGTATAGCTCACATCAGAAACCTACACCATCAGATATTGGAGCGCTGCCAACGACTGGAGGGACTATTTCAGGTCCGTTGTTTGTTACTGATGGGATCACCGGGGCACTGAAGGGGAACGCCGATACCGCGACGAAACTTGCGGCAGCCCCAAAAATTAACGGTGTTAAGTTTGATGGCTCGGCGGATATTAACCTCACGCCGGAAAATATTGGTGCATTTGCCCGACGTTCGACGGGGGCTTATGCGGATTCGGATGGAGCCGTTCCCTGGAATGCCGAATCAGGCGCTTACAATGTCACCCGCTCTGGCGACAGCTATATTCTGGTTAACTTCTATACCGGAGTCGGAAGTTGCCGGACCCTGCAGATGAAGGCGCATTACAGAAATGGTGGTCTGTTCTACCGTTCTTCAAGAGACGGTTATGGTTTTGAGGAAGGCTGGGCAGAAGTTTATACCTCGAAAAATCTTCCACCAGAAAGCTACCCAGTCGGCGCACCAATCCCGTGGCCATCAGATACCGTTCCGTCTGGTTATGCCCTGATGCAGGGGCAGACTTTTGACAAATCTGCTTACCCGAAACTTGCAGCCGCTTATCCGTCAGGCGTGATCCCTGATATGCGTGGCTGGACGATTAAGGGCAAACCTGCCAGTGGTCGGGCCGTATTGTCTCAGGAACAGGACGGCATTAAATCGCACACCCACAGCGCCAGCGCATCCAGTACGGATTTGGGGACGAAAACCACATCGTCGTTTGATTACGGCACTAAATCCACGAATAAAACCGGGGCGCATACGCACAGTCTGAGTGGCTCTACGGGGTCTGCCGGTGTTCATACTCATGGTAATGGTATTCGTTGGCCAGGAGGCGGCGGTTCTGCGTTAGCATTTTATGATGGCGGTGGGTTCACTTATGTCCAGAATTCACAGTATCAAGTAAGCCCGGGGACTTCTTCCCGTAGATCGTATTATCAACGTATTCAGACACAGTCAGCAGGTGCTCATACCCACTCGCTGTCTGGTACTGCAGCAAGTTCTGGCGCACATGCACATACTGTAGGTATTGGTGCGCATACGCACTCCGTTGCGATTGGTTCACATGGACACACCATCACCGTTAACGCTGCGGGTAACGCGGAAAACACCGTCAAAAACATCGCATTTAACTATATTGTGAGGCTTGCATAATGGCATTCAGAATGAGTGAACAAGCACGGACCATAAAAATTTATAATCTGCTGGCCGGAACTAATGAATTTATTGGTGAAGGTGACGCATATATTCCGCCTCATACAGGTCTGCCAGCAAACAGTACCGATATTGCACCACCAGATATTCCTGCTGGCTTTGTGGCTGTTTTCAACAGTGATGAGGCATCGTGGCATCTCGTTGAAGATCATCGGGGTAAAACGGTTTATGACGTGGCTTCCGGCGACGCGTTATTTATTTCTGAACTCGGCTCATTACCGGGAAATGTCACTTGGTTATCCCCGGAAGGGGAGTTTCAGAAGTGGAACGGCACAGCCTGGGTGAAGGATACGGAAGCAGAAAAACTCTTCCGGATCCGGGAGGCGGAAGAGAAAAAGACAAGATTAATCCAGGAAGCGACTGATAACATAACAATTCTGCAGGATGCTGTTAATTTTGAAATGGCAACTGATGAGGAGGTTTCGATGCTATCTTCCTGGAAAAAATACCGGGTATTAGTGAGTCGGATTGATATAAATACAGCCCCGGATATCGTATGGCCTGAGCTGTGATTAAACGGAATTATGTGTGAGATGAATTATAAATAATTTCAGAGTGAAATTTGGTAATGAATGTGGAGTCATCAGGAATGTCATGCAGTACCAATGCATGAGCTCCTATTTTTACATTATTCCCTATATGCACTTTGCCACCAAGGATGGTGGCGTTACAGCCAATGGTTACATTATTTCCTATGACAATATCCATATCATTAAATTCACCGCGAAGTCCAATAGTTACCCCAGGCTTAATTGAACAATTTTCACCTATTGTAACTTTGTGACCGATAACAACGCCATTGAGATAAGATATGTCGAACCCTTTACCAATATTTACAGTTAAGGGAACGGTTACATTGTATTTATCAAGAATGAAGCGTTCTATTTTTCCTGCAATCTTTCGCCGGTATCCGCCTTTATCAAAAAGATATTTTGCTATGCGCCACCAAAATAAATAACGTGATCTTCTGTGTTTTATTGCGCGAACAATTGCTTTTCGCCAGGAGAAAGGGCGTTTACAACCTATTACTTCATAGTGTATGCACTTTTTAAGTTCACTAATATTCATATATCTATTATTCAGTAAAGATAATTCTGTAACTTATTATATTAGGTTTAATGGGCTTTTTCTACAGTTTACTGTATTACTCTCACGCCGGAGCAATAGGCACAGGCCGGACGACAAATTGCATCAGGAGTTTCTCGCCAGAAGGTGGTGATCATCTATGATGTTGGCGTATCGACTTTGTATAAGAAGTTTCCGGTCGGAGATGAATGAAACCGTAGCACGTCGTATGCAAGAACGTGCCACGGCTGGCTGGCGAACTTTCGATAGTGCGAGTATTGAATGATTTCCAGCTGTTACCGATTTTACGTGTTAATTAGTGAAAAAACCACTCGTCAGCAGACTTCCAGGTATCTTTCAGAGTCTCCTGAACAAAAGTTTTAGCTGAATCTTTATCGGCGGTGCGCGTAACAGAAAGACCATCGTTGCTGGTGGCTTTTACGATCACCTCTACATCGTCATAACGTTTACTGATGCGTCGGGTTAATTCTTCCTTTAACGCATCCACAGCACCGTTTGGCATTTTAGTGATTTTTTCTTTAGCGATACAGATCTCAACACGCATAACACCCTCCTGTGGTGATGCTGCCAACTTACTGATTTAGTGTATGATGGTGTTTTTGAGGTGCTCCAGTGGCTTCTGTTTCTATCAGCTGTCCCTCCTGTTCAGCTACTGACGGGGTGGTGCGTAACGGCAAAAGCACTGCCGGACATCAGCGCTATCTCTGCTCTCACTGCCGTAAAACATGGCAACTGCAGTTCACTTACACCGCTTCTCAACCCGGTACGCACCAGAAAATTATTGATATGGCCATGAATGGCGTTGGATGCCGGGCAACTGCACGCATTATGGGCGTTAGCCTCAACACGATTTTACGTCACTTAAAAAACTCAGGCCGCAGTCGGTAA